GACTTATTACACCAGAAGGGAGGAAATTTCCTTTCGCTCTCGATGCTACCAATAGCGTGCGTGTAAATGGGCTTTCGGGAAGTCCTATTGATTTGCGCATTGTCTATCTTTTTGGTGTTCCTATGGCAGGAACACCAAAACTTATCGGTCTTATTCCAACTTTGAAAGAGGTTAAGAGGTACACTGGGCAGGAGATTGATTGTACTATCCTTGCATCGGCGACTAATCGTATACGGGACGATGTCGCTGTACGCGTTGAAACGCGTTTTTATGGTACTCTTGATAATTTGGAAGAGACTGAGGAGATGGAGATGTTTGTAGCTAAGTATGCTGGACAGGAAAAGACCACTTATGGTGATTGTGGTCGCCCGTATATTTGTCGTAGCTCAGGTGTTCAGGCCCCTTTCGTTGCACTACATAGTGCCATGTTCCATGCTCCATATAGTGCGTGTGGAGGGACACAGCTTGTGCGTGAAAATATCGAGATTGCTTTGGCGCAGCTTGAGCGTATGGTTAACCCCGTTCTTCACGTTACGCAAACTGGGGGTTTAACTGGAGATGGTGTCGTTCCTGAGGGATGGTTAACTGATGCTCCAGTTCTTGGTATGTGTGTTGTTAACGAAGTGCCTTTGGAAGTGCATGTGCCGTTGCGCACGACGAAAGTTAGGTGGTTGCGCAGCAAGGAGTGGACTGATGAGTGGCGTCCGTCAGCAAAAGGGATAGTAAAGGTTGGCGAAGAGCCTAATGTTTTTTATGTCAACACGCTGGAATCCAATGTCAGTGTGAAATACGTTAGTGAACCCAACAAATGTGTCGGAAACGCCATTTTCCAAAAGTGCGTGAAGTTTTATGCACAACAATTCCCGAAGTTTACGGAGATTTGGACTAATGATCAGGCTATTAATGGATACGGGATTATGGATAAGCTTAATATGCACACATCGACTGGATATTGGAGTAAATATTTTACTCATGGAAAAACTGAAGTGTTTGAGATGGATTCGGAAGACCACTATACGTGGACCGAGAAGGCGCGGACCTTCATTATTCCAGAGTTGGATTCCACTTTTGTGGAGAGATATGAGGATGCGGATCGTGAAATTACAATAGGTAACGTACCCATTTTTCTGTGGGTATCGTCGAATAAAGACGAGTTGCGTGCAATTGAGAAGGTTAAGAGTGGAAAGACTCGTGTTTTTGAGATGCCACCTTTGGAATTTAGCTTGTTGGTGCGCAAGTATTTTGGATCCTTTCTTAATCATATGAAGGCCAATCCTGGTTTTGAGACTATGTGTGCGGTTGGTATTGATAAGGAGACTGTGTGGAAGGCCATGTGGCAGGGTCTTCGTGGTAATAGTGATGTTGGATTTGATGTTGATTATTCCAACTATGATGGGAGTGTGACACCCATTGCCTTTGACTTCTTTAGGGCAGTGACAGATTATTGTCTACCTGAAGAAACAAAGCAGCAAAGACACTGTTTGTTGCATGTTTTGCAACATTCATATGTCTTGTGTCGCGAGACTGTTTTCCTGACTGAGCAGGGGAACAAGTCCGGCAATCCAATGACGGACATATTTAACTCAGTCACGAACGTTTTCATCATTCTTCTCTCATATTTGTAT